ATTTGCTTTTGTGTGGTTAGTAAAAAATTAATATCCTCAAGATAAGTTTTAGTCATTGCATATGTCAATAACTCAGTAGATCCATAAAAATATACATCATTCAAGAACAACTGATACTTCAAACTAAACATACCACTAGCCATTCTATTAGATCCATCAAAGTGAAATACCTTAGTAACTCCTATAATATCATCTGGAACTTGTAAGTAATTAGAAGTCTCAGTAAAACTAAATGAAGTAGTTCCACCATCAATTGTTGATGTTGCTGTTGTAGTTGTAATTCCTATATTATCTGTTTGACCATCTCTAGATCTTCCTCTTGTAATATCATCTTCTGTAAGTTTATATTTTAAAAATGTTGGATATACACCATCAAAATGACGCTCTTGAAAAAATTGAATAGCATCATCCAGTATATCCTCAACTTGCTCATCTGCAACGTTGATTTCCAATACTGGTGCACCTAATTGCCTTTTAGCATAGGTAATTAATTCTGATCTGGTGGATGGTTGAGCCATTTATACTATACCTCTATCCATATTTATAGTGCGGAGATTGACGATATGCCAGGTTGAACAAGAATATTACCATCAACTAATCTGTAAAACGTATTTCCAGAACTAACAATCACATCATACACATATCTACCTTCTTCTAAAAGTTTAGTTTGTGTTCCACCTAAAGATATACGAATCTTTCCATCAACAGCACTTGTAAAACCAACAGCAAAGGTTGCTGCAGGAAAAGCAGTCGATCCTATGGAAACACTTTTAGTCATCTGAGAAGATCCAGAATATCCTTCAAGACTGAATGCCGTGTTTGATGTTCCTACAACTTCAAAGTTACCTTCAAAATTAGCACCTCCAAGCATAGCAAAATTAGCTGCATATGCTGCTCCTGCTTCTGGATCAAAAGTAATTTTTTTAGTTGCCATTTACTAACTCCTTTAATAGAGATTTAATCTCACTCATTTCAGTTTTTAGACCAGCAAGATCCTCTTCTACAGATAAAGATTTTTCTTTTTCAAGTTTACGTTGCCTACGACGATTCATATATTGTTCGTAAGCATTTGTATTAGTATTAATAATTTGGTCAGTATTTGGATCTCTGACTAAATCATTATTACCTTCAACTGGAATTAAATCTGACATTATGCTAATGTGATAACCCTTAAGTTAGAAACTCTAGGAACATAAGTTTGATTTGTTGATGTTAATACAAATTTAACTCTATAATATTTGAATGGTGGAAGTTCATCCATGTTGAATTCATATTCTCTATAGGTCAATTCATTACTTTTAAATCCTGCTCCAGCATCTGCTTTAGGAATATTCCTATCAGGTAAACCATCACTTTCAGTAGAACTAATTACCTGACCTAAATCATTTAAGTTTCGATAGCCAGGAAATGGTTCAAATATTGGATCAAAATTTGGAATAGGGCTAATTGCATAATATGCTCTTATCTCAGAAAATTCATTGATATGTGCATCAAGCAATACTTTAATAGATGATGCAGAATTTGCTAAACTATTTTCTCTAGAAACATATTGACATGCTGTGGGATCTTCAAATAAAGTATTAACTCTAGGATCTTGTTTGTAATTAGAGATAGGAGAGTCAATTCTATTAGATATAAGAACTGCACTCATTCTTTCTAAATCTACAACTGGAGATAAATTAGGATTACTTGTTTCCAATGTAAGTGTCATATTAAATGATCTACTTCCAGATCTTGAAGAAGGTATTGTATTATTGAGTTCATTAACTCTAGATGCAATCATTCTTGTAGATGTTAAGTAATTTGACTTATTTAAAGTTACAGTTTCACTACCTCCATCTAAGAATGGAACATCAGTTCCTTGACCCAATCCACCACCAAGACTTGCTGCAGTCAATGTTCTCATTTGAGCAGATATTGTAGTACCAGGAACAGTTACGTTTGCTACATTTGGTGAAACTATTTGGAAAGGAATATTCTGTGTTGCATGAGCATCAAATCCACCAGCAGATTTAGTATCATTTAAATATAACTTAGGATTACTTGCAGCACTTCCATCACTTTGTCTATTCGCTGCTGAGAATGGAGTATTAGTTTGTGCAGAAGTCAAAGCACTAGTATCAACTTTAATTGTGTAACTATCAAATGTAATTGGATTTGGATCCAAATCAGTGACATCACTTAATAAATGAGTTCTGTTAATTCTTGCAAGAGATACACCACCTAATTCATATTTGCGAACAGGTGATCCTTTAATGTATCCTTTTGCATTATTTCCTCTAGTAATACCAGTAATTGATCCACCAGAAGCACCTGTATATTGCATAACCTCATCACCAACTTTTAATAGGCCTGGATTGGTTGCTCCGACAGAAACATTTTCAAATGTTCCAAAGTTATCAGTGCTAACAACAGATAGTGTTGATGTAGAACTAGAACCATATGGTAGTGATAATTTTGTTGGAGAAATATCAGTTTCAACATCAGAAAGTGTAACTCTATTTTGTTCATGATGCATACCATGATTCCTATGGTCAACAGTGAAATGCAAACCATCATTTACCACTGTAATTTTTTCCAATCTACAACTTGCAACACCTGAAGTTACATGTGTATTCAATGATGTTGTTAAACCAGTGATTGGATTGGTATATGTCATTGTTCCATTCAAAGCAAAATTACCTTGAACATTATCTAATATTAATTCATCTGTTCTACCAATCGAAACAATAGAAAGTCTTGCATTTCTACCCACAGCATTATTTCCAATCGTTCCTATACCAAGAACATCACCTTGTTGGAATCCACTACCAGAAGTTATGACTCTTGCTGATGAAATTCCACCATCAGTAACTACTACATCAGCAGTCATGAAGTCTCCACCACCAGTTATATTAGTAAGAGCAACACCAACAAATAAGGCACTTCCAGCTGCAGGAGTATATCCTAAACCAGCATTCACAATACCCATACTACCTGTTCCTACACCAGCACTACCAACAAAATTACCAGAGGCATTTGATGCTGATGTAAATGTATTAGTTCCATCAGTGACAGTCAACTGATTAATGGTATTACCTAATGTAAGAACGGTGTCAGTTAATGGAGTTCCAATACCCAATCTAACTCGTTTTGAATTTATATTAATTGAATTAGGTTGTAATCTTGCAACTTGTCGATTACCTTCAGATAAAATGGGATTATATATCTCCATTGTTCCTTCGGTTTCAAATATAGCCTTATTAATTTTAAATTTTAGATCTTCCCACTGACTTGGTTCCCAAGTAGAAGCGTTCTGTGATTTAAACAGAGATCCTAAGTATGGTTGTTGTGATATAAATTCATCTGTTAATAAATCAGATTCACCAACTCTTGATATGAATACTTTATACTTAGTTGACCATGATGCTAAAGTTATGCAATATTCTGTATTATCCCCCTCAAGATACACTGGTGCATCAAATGTAAATCTTGTCGCAACAGTTCCATTAGTAGAAGTATTAATTTGATCAGGAGATTTTATTATTTCAGAAAACGGCAGGATTTTTTGCGTCGGCACTCCTCCTTCCATTGTACGAATTTGGAATGTCATAGGAATTTCCATGTCATCCTTAGTTTGGAAATAGATGTCGCAACTAGTAATGAATATACCACCAGATTCTGTAACTTGGAAAGACTGTGCTAATGGATCATACCAAAAATCTCTTCTTCCAGTCTCTGCTTGAGCACTACTGATAGCTTCTGTTTTTATAACACTAGAACCTGTTAATGTTCTAGTATTTCTTTCATCTTTAGTTGGTCTTGTTTGAATAATGGCATTTCGAGTAGAAATAATATTCTCTTGAACTGTTTCTATAGTTCCAGCAGCAGTGTAAGTATCTTCACCGTAAGTATCTGTATTTTCTTGATCATTTTCGGTATTATCAATTAATGTAAATGTTTTTGTTCCAGTTTCAAATTTTGGATGATTACCACTATTTGGATTTGGAATATAGAAACTTGCTATCATGTTAGCACCAAGATCAGCAATCATTCTTCTTCTAACTACAGTTGCAGTAGCACCACTAGATGAACCTCTTAACTCCATTTTTTGATCAACATATCCATAATAATCACCCTGTGCTTGATCAGCCATAGATTTTGTATCAACATTTAAAATGGTGGATGTAGAAGAGTATGTTGCTGGCATGTCTGTAGCACCACCACTAGCACCTGCAAGTTGAACTGTACCAGGTGTTCCTAAGAATGTTTCAAGACCAGTTGCACCAACCTGAGAAATATAAGGATTCTTAGCAAAGACTTCTGTTGGAGCATTGTATGGGCCTACTCTATGGTTTGATTGTGCAACTCTAAATCTAATTGCTGAAGAGTCTGTTCCCTCTTCTGGTAAACCAGCACCTGGCATTTTTCCAACAACAGTTTCTCCAACTTGGAAAGTTCCTGAAGTCATTGAAATTTCTAATAGTTTAGGAGTGCAATATCGTGTTACATTAACTCCATCAAAGAATCCATATAACTGTGTAAGTGGTTTACACTTAGTTGCTCTAACTTCTACATTTCTAGAACGCATGTTTTGAATAACATCACGACTTACAATTCTATCTCCAATCGATTCATTATCAAATTGTTCAGTAACAATTTTTCTAGTTCCAGTTCTGGTTTGATTTTCAAGACGGAAGGTATCACGAATTGTATCTTCGAGAGTATTTGTAGTGGTTACAGATACCATCTGTGAGTGGTTAACACTTCTACCACCATTAATCCAACCCGCTTTTATGATTTCTTCATGAGATGCTTGCGATCTTTCCGTTCTATTATCCTTACGATCAGATTGTTCTGTTCCAGACCAGTTAGTTTCCCAAGAATTCCATTGTATTGGAGCCATTCCTGTCTGTGGATCAACTCCAAACTCTTGCATTGCCTGTGCCATAACACCAGCAAAACTACCTTCTTGTTGAATTATTTTTGCTTCAAGTCTTGCAGTATCTGTCCATGTATCTGATGATGGAGATAACTTAACTGTTGATTGCCAGAAACTTACTAAGAATGGTGTAACACTTTCGGTTCGAGTGGCAAATTGTTGACTCAACCATTCGGTTTCTGTATATGCAAGAGTGACTACATCACTTTGTTTTTTTATATTTGTTCCTTCTGCTTCAAGAAAAGCACGATCAGTTCCTGCAGCAACACCAGATACTGGGCCAGGCATCAAATCAACAGATGTACAATAATGTTGAGGTCTTAATTCATTTTTTGAAGAGTCTAAACTACATCTTACTTTAAAACCATCAGTTTCTTGTGGTTTAAGAGTTGTAAAATTGTCAACAAAGAAACCAGATTTAAATTTGTTTAATCCATCAGCATCAGGAATGAATAAATTTGATGTCTGTGTTTCAAGCATAGACAAGGATGTATAATATTCAAGATTCTTGATTCTATCCTCAAGATCTTTAATATCACTCATTCTATATCTCTTATATTTTAAGAAATCAATTTCTGCTTGTCTTGGTTGATACAAGAATGGATGTAGCATAACGCTAGCTATTTCTATAGCATCATCAACTGAATTTGGTCTTTCTAATTTTTCTGATGGATCACCATATTTAACTTGGAATCTTCCAGTTTTATCCAAGAAAATTCTATCCATTCTACCAACAAAATGTGAGAAATTTAAATTGATAGATTCATCAGATGCTAGTATATTAGCAGCAGAACTTCCCGATGATGTGAATGTTCTTCCAAAAAATTCAAATGGAGATCTTACATTTTCGAGAACTGTGTAAGAAGAGACTTTTGGTCTTATATTAATTGTATCCGTATTATATTCACCATTTATCATTGGAATATCTTTAGCATAATCCCAACTACTATATGAATTTCTAGTTGTTATATCTCCACTATCAGTCGAATCATAGTATCCATTTTGGAAATAAATTTTTATTTGTTTTTTAGGTGCTTTTGCATTTGATCTTCTAGTAATAAATCCATAATCATAGATTGTGCTTTTTTGGCCATTAGTAAATGTAAAGTTTGCTGATATATTTTTACTAGGTCTTTCTAAAGTTGTAATCAAACCTTGAACAGTTGATTCTTCAAATATAACAACTTCACCTTCTTCAAAAGCAGTTTCATTCTTTATAACATATGTAATTTGAGAATCTGTAACTGTTTCCATAATAAGACCAACAGCACCACTATTTTGACCTATAAATTTTTCACCAATAACTAAGTCTGTTGTTTTACCAGAAGGGCCATTTAGTGATGTTAGTGTCATCTTAGGAGCACTTGCTTCAGAAATATCATTAGATTCAAAGATACCATGAATTCTAACAACATCTGCCTCATTTAAAACTATCTTATCATCTTGAACTCTTGTTCCTATTGGGAAGTTTCCAGAGGTTAAACCATCATTTAATGTTGTCGCACCAATACCAGAAGCATTATCTTTTGAATAATTAACTACTGTTGCGTTTACACGATTTAATCTTTTTATTTTTGCAGTTGGTTTAGATTTCTGAAGTGTAGCGATTAATGTGCATCCAGTTGTTGCTCCTCCTAAACCCTCTATCTGTAATATTGTGTTACCTGTTGTAAACTGAAACATGTCATCTCTTAAGGCAACGGTTGTTCCATCAGATCTCATAAAGACATATCTCTCTTCATCAAATGGTAAGAATGATTCATTTACACCTGAAGTTACCGCAGCAGAAAGTTGGCCTAATCCTGTATTAGGATTGATTGAAACATCAACATCAAATGCTTTTCTAATAGTTAGTAAAGAATTTGTGAGATCAACATCCGAAATGAAAGTTTTAGGCATTAAAGTATATAATCTACTATCTGTAGATCTCTCTAATGGTGATGTTTGAAGTATTAAACTTGAAACATTAGTAGATGATGTTGGAATTTCACCACTTGCAACACCAGTGACTGTCGTAACACCAGTAACATGAACATCATTGGTGTTAACTGTAACAACTCTTGCAAATGATGGAACATTATTTCCTAAACCACCAAATGATAAAATATTTCCAACTTTTAATGTACCAGGAAATAGTGCACTTTCACTAGTAACTGTGCATAATCCTGTTTGAGGAGTTTTTGCACTAAATTGAGCATTACCAAAATTAATGACTGGTCTTTGTATTATGTCACCATTAAATGTTTTCGCAAAACCAACATTACCTAAATCAGGGCCACCATATACTGATTTAACATCTTGCACACCAAAAGATGTTACAGCAGTAGCAACACGATTATTTGAAATACCATTTATTTCAAATGGTTCGTTAGCTATAAATTCTCCAGATTTTTCATAAACCACCAAAGATGTGCTATTACTTACAGCAGATCTTAAGAATCCTGTAGCACCACTATACTTTCCTTTTATTTGAGATGGTATTGTAAGTGTAACTGGTTCGTTTAAGGTTAACTTAGAAAATAATTGAATATCATAGAGTGAAGTATCCCATTCATTTAAAGCAGAGTTAGATGTTGTATAAGATCCAGACTCTAATGCGAAGTCATAAACTCTAGCAACACCAATTTCTTCACCACCCGCACTTATTTGTGCAGATCCTTGTCTTTGATCCCTTAAACTGACAATATAAGTATTACCTATTCCTATTTGAGGTGCACCAGATACATTATTGAGTCTTAATGAATTACCAGTTTTATATGAAACTCCTTGACTCTCTAATAATTTTGAAGTTCTTGTTTTTGGGCAATCTATGTAAGTAGAACTAATTGTTTCAACTTCATATCCTTTTACAAATGCTTTACCTGGTGATATATGATAAAGTGCCAGATCATCACTCGCTAGTGTTCCACCCATGGTAAACTGGCCAGGTTGATATACTCCATTATTACCAACATTGTCATTTAGAGAATCTCTTAAAGTAACATCAAAACTCTTAACCATATAGTCACCAGACTCTGCAAATGTTCTACGAGCTAATTCATCTCTAATAAAACTATATTCTGTATTCTTTTTCTGAGATCTTAAAATACCATTGTCAATAACTGCTAGTTCAACAAAATTAGAGTCATTAAAATCATCTAATGGTTTAGCAAATAAGCTAACTGATATTTTTAAACGATCAGCACCTGGTGCAGCATAATTATTAAATCCTTTTGAGTTATCTGCTAATGTTTCGTCTTCATCAGCATTGATTATATCTTCTTCTATTCTTAATCCAATTCTAGCACTAGGAGTGTTTGAATATTGAGATAATATAATTGTTTCATCTTGAACTTGAACAAAATTACCTCTTATAAAATAGACACCATTTGATATTGAGAAGGATGCAGCAGTTGATGTTGCGTTATTTGCAATACAAGATGCAAATGATTCTCCTGTAGGTATAAAAGCATTATTCTCAGGGCCTGAAACAATGTCGCTATCTGCTATTAACAACTCACCATCAGCAAATACTTTAATAGAACTATCTTCTACACCAGAAGACATATATGAAATATAGAGTGTTAAATTACCATTTTCAGAATTTGCAGATTTTATAACTTGACTAATTATTGCAGTTACACCAGTTGTTGCTCCAATTATTTTTCTATCAATTAATTGCTCAATATAAAACTCTACAGGAACTCCTAGATGACTATTATTTAATTCTACAGCAAAATACTCAGAAGAATACGCAGTATTACCTGGTATTACTTTTGCACCTTCTTTAAAGAAATGTTGACCAAATTTTTCAATTTGATTTTGTAATATAGACTGAAGACCTGTTAATTCTCTTGCTTGTACAGGGTATCCAGGTTTGAAGAGAACCTTATGATAATTATCATTCGGATCAAAATCATCAAAATATGGTGAAACGTTAAGGTTGGTTTGCTGAGCCATAGTTAGTTAGAACTGTAATATTATTTTGATGTCTTCTTTTTGGTTGGAAGATCGTGTAATTGAGGGTCTGTGATCCACATAAATCATATTTCCAGAATATTTGTCAACTTCTGGATTAGCTACTCCTTTAGTAAATGATTGACCAAGGTAGTATGTTCTATTATTTATTGAGGTTGAAAGACCTGTAAATGTAGTGCTGATTGATAAATTAGAACTACCACCAACAATTGTTACATTTCCACCAGATGATGGGTCAGCAGTAAATCTTGTTGTGTTATAACCATAAATTGCTGCCGTTGCTGTTTGTGCAGTTGAAACGGAACCAGTTGCGGTTATGAAACCAGCAATAGTTCTATCTTGCCAATATTTTAAAACTCCAGTGGTTTGATCATAACTAATCACCTTACCATAAGCAGTAACACCTGTTCCAGTTGTTTGAGATATTAAACTATCACCAGTAAATGTTACAGAACTATATCCTGTTCCTGATAATCTTAATCCATAAGATGCACTTGCTTTATCTAATGTAAGTATTTCATTAGAGTTAAATGATTTAGGATTTTCTAAAATACCAATTCTAGCAATCTGGTTTCCTGTTATAAAGTCTGGGTTTTCAGCATCATTTTCGATTCTTGCATATAATAATGCATTAGTTGCACCTAACTCTCTATAGATATCAGAACCATGACCACCTGGTGGTGGGATAATAACATCAAGAGTTGGTGGTGCAGTTGGTGTTGGAACTGATCCAGCAGCTAAATCTACGTTACCATAAGTATATCCAAATCCTTCGTTTGATACCGTAACACTTTCTATTTGTGCATCATTATTAACAACAACAGTGCATTCTGCGTTAAATCCATCTCCTTTGATTGGAACTCTAGTATAAGTTTGGTTAGCAGTTCCTATACCAGTTCCTCTATTTTTAACAACAACAATTTTTATTCCACCATCTGTAGCGTTATTCTTAACAGCAGCGTCTGAAGCATCGTTTCCCCAATCTGCTGGAACTGGCATGAAGTCAGTAGAATCAAATTTGATTAGATCCGCAGGTTTAATACTATACAAATACTTCCATATATAACCGTCTCCAGAAGTACCAGGTGTTCTTGGTTCTAAATCTGTAAAGGTTGGTTCATCAAGTGATGGTTTCCCATCAGGTGTTTCTGGTGTTGTTCCATTCTGTAAA